TGCCAAGCCATTGCTTCCGCCATTGCAAACGGGAGATTTGCCAAGGCACAGCAACGGCGATCGCAGCGCTCGAGCAAGGTCTCTCGATATCGAGATATCTAAGGCCATAGCAGTGGCAGACATATAGGGTTAACAGCGCATTAACAGGAGCCAAGCGGCGCGAGAGAAACGCGACAAACAAAGGGAAAGCGCTGCGAAAGCTGTGGCAAGAGCGGAGAAAAGCGCTGAGAAGCGCAGCGAAAAGCGCTGAGAGAGCGACGCTGGAGCAGCGCCAGGCGCAAAAGAGACACCCTACGCCGTCACTCCAACGCGCGCGGGGGCACAGTATATATAAGGTTTTGAGTTTGCGTTGCGTGAGCGTAGCGCTCGCAGAGAGTAGCAAGGGCAGAGCGAGGGCAGAGCAAGGCTACAGCGTGGGCCGAGCGTCGCGAGTAAGCGTTGGGCCGAGCATTGCCAGCCTGGGCCGAGCATTGCGAAAAGTAACACCCTACCCTTCGGGCCGAGCAATGCGATAGCCAGGCCGTTTGCTGCTAGGTAGTCAAGAAAAACATAGATACCAGTAGTATAGTTGTGTAATACTAGTAGTAGAGGAAGCGGTGAGCATGGCAAAGCGTGACAGTAAGACAACTAGGCTGAACAGGCCATTGACCACGGCGGAGATTCTTCAGATTCGCGATGGCGTGAACGGTGAGATGGCGGGGTATCAGAAAGTTGAGCCTGTTGATGCGCTCCTTCGAGAGAATGATTTCAACACGTTGCCACCGCGAGGGAAAGATGACCCATATGACCTGTTGACGCCTTCGACGGTCAAAGCGATGTGTGAGTTTATGGCGAACGACGTTTGTAGCTTAGAGGTAGCGGCGCAGAGCGTTGGCATTCCCGGTGACTTGGCGAGGGCTTGGCATCGGCAGGGTAACCAGGATTTAGCCAGAGGGATGACGACTCGCCTTGCCCACTTCAGCGTCTTTGTGAACCGTTGTGAGGGCGCTGTTCAGCGGGCCTATATCAAAGGGGTCAAAGAGAACCCATTGGGCTGGATGGGGCTCTCATGGCTTCTGGAGCGTATGTGGCCAGACCAGTTCACTCCCAACAAGTCGCAGTTCAAAGAGGCGCAGAACGCGTCGTTTGTGAGCGAGATTCACGCGATGCTCGAAGTAGCGCGAGAGTCAAAGCCAGCAGAGCTTCCCATCTATCGCGACGAGGACGTAATCGACGTGTAGCGAAGCGATAGCAATGCGAGCGCGTGTCAAAGTGTGGATGCCCCCTCATTGGGCAGAGAGCTTCCGTGAGCTGGTGCGTCCGATGAGTAGCATTGAGAAGCTTCGCGCTCGCAAAGCGATTCAAGAGAATTTGAGTGCAGAGAAGCCTAAAGAGTGGCGAGCGCCGCCAGCGACGTATCACTGGGAGCGACTTTTCTAGTCCGTCGCAAAGATTTAACATTCCCACTTTAGCTATATGGGGAAAGGCTTTTAATAGCATAGTAGGAATCTACCAGGTATGGATGTCTCTTGCGTAGATGAATTTTTTCTGGTTTCATTACTTCCATAACCTAGCATTACCATTGACATCGCCAAGTCATCGCTTTGACTGCTTGTTCGTTCCCCTCGTTGAATGCAAGAAGGCTTGAACTTGAAGCTTTGAACATCGCGACTGACATCGCTTAGACTTAGCTTTGTCATCGCTTTGCTCCTCTCTTCGATGCTAGGCCGTGATAAGCGTAAGCGTTACAGTGAAGCGTTGATGATAGCCTTGGCTTAGCTCACTACCGTTTAAGTATAACTATGCTCAACTGACGTTGAGCATAAGAAACCCCCTCCCTGTAGTCCCTCCCCCTTTTTTCGTCGAATCGGTTGACAGTGCAAACGACATCGCGTAGGATGGCGACGCAGCATCTTTCGAACTCGGAAATTCAAACGATGTCGGCAACGGCGCGCCGGAGACGGCGCGTCTCAAAATTTTTAACGAGGTGACTACCAATGGATTCCAATCAACTCACCCTAGGGCAAATCAAAGAACTCTCGAAGCTTATCGCTCCAGCGCCCGCCGCCAGCGATCCCGCTGAAGTAGAGCGCGACCTGGGTCCTCAAATCGTGGTGCTTCGCCACGGCTACGTTTACAAGGGTTATGCTTACATCAAGGACGGCTTCATTTACATTGACGACGCTTGGAACTTGCGTCGCTGGGCGACTACCAAGGGCATGCAGCAAATGGCTATCGAGGGCCCCCAGAAGGGCGCTAGCATCGACGGACCAACACCGGTCTATGCTCCACTTCACAGCCTTGTGCTGACCATTCCTGTCGACGAATCACTGTGGACTGCTTACCCGTCCAAGCGAAGCGCATAGCGATGCCGTCGCTCGTATTACCTGGCGTCGGCAACGGCTACAGCAACGGCGACGGCTACGGCTACGGCGACGGCTACGGCGACGGCTACGGCTACGGCTACGGCTACGGCGACGGCTACGGCTACGGCTACGGCGACGGCTACGGCTACGGCTACGGCTACGGCGACGGCGATGGCTACGGCTACAGCAATGAGTGAAGCGCAGCGCATAGAGATGCCGTCGCTCGTATTACCTGGCGTCGGCAACGGCAACGGCTACGGCTACGGCTACGGCAACGGCGACGGCGACGGCGACGGCTATGGCGACGGCTATGGCGACGGCGACGGCTACGGCAACGGCTTCGGCTTCAGCTACGGCGATGGCTACAGTGAGTGAAGCGAAGCGCATAGCGTTGCCGTCGCTCGTAGGGGTTCGGGATCGCCACGTTTACGGAGATGGCTTCAGTCCTGGCGATGGCTCTTTTGATGGTCGCGGCTACGGAAACGGAGGGGGTTATGAGTAACACTATATTCCGCGTCGCTATCGACCTTGGCCTTGAGTCTGCGATTACCATTGACGAATTTGATTGCGAATACACGTATTGGGGCGACGGATATGTTGGAGTCGGAAGTGGCGATGGGTTTGCTGGCGACAGTGGTAACGGCTACGGCTATGGCTCAGTCTGGGAGTTTGGCGATGGCATCGGAAACATCCACGGGGATGGCCCTTGCGCTTTATTGGCTCAAGGCGATTCGTCGGGCGACGGGGAGTCGCCAGAGTTATGAGTAGCGCAACGCGAATCGCATTGCTTGGTCTTTTTGGATACAGAGAGCATGATGGTGCTGACAGCGTTCTACACATCCACGGCTGCAGTGAATTTGGAGACTTTTGGGGCGATGGCTCTGGAGTTGATGATTGCACACTGCACTTCCTCTGCAGCGGATTTGGATACTCCAAGGAAGATGGGTGTGCTTGCAATGGAGCCAACGGCTACGGCCATGTGGCGGCCAATCGCTTTGGCGATGGGGGCTCGTTGGAGCTATGAGTAGCGCAATAGTGTTATTCGATACTCTAGCCACGGAGCCTGATGCCGTCTGCGGCTCTGGCGATGGGACTGGACTCAGCTACGCGCACCATCACTTCATTGGCGGCAACGGTATAGGGCAGGGGCTCCGCGCAGAGTGGGGGAGAGGCTATGGGCATTGCGATGGTAATGGGAGTAGCGAGGCGCTCCGTGATTAACTACGCTTGCGCATTGCTATTCTTCGACTACCTCGACCACCATTTGCAACTTCAGGGCTATGGATTTTCTCCTGAAGCCGACGAGTATGGAAACGGCAACGGCCAGGGCCAGGAAGGCTGCGTCATTGGCGACGGATGGGGCGAAGGCGATGGCGATACAGACGGCAATGGCTTGGGCCATGGCGGGTTTGAGATACTTGGCGGATACACAATCACAGTTCAAACAATGAAAGGCGGTAAATAACCATGCAACTAGTATCAATCTTCAAGGGCGGCCTCGCGTCGCTCATGGACGCGGCTGAGCAAGAGCTTGGCGGCGGCAAGGGTGAAGACAAGAAGAAGTGGGTCATGGCGCGACTTGGCGAGGTCTTGGACAACGCCAAGGTCGGCGGCTTGGCGAAGCAGCTCGCGTTGGCATTCGCAGCGATTCTCGTCGAAGTGCTCATGAAGCAACTCAAAGACGTGCTGGGAAAGCTCTAGGCGAAGTCAATGCCGAGCTTCGAGAGATTCGGGCTCGGTCGTTGGATGAGAAGATGCTAGCGCTGAGGGACAGTTTTGCTCTCAGCGCTACGCATTGGGAGGCAACGAAATCGCGTCGCGCTTACGTTGACCCATTGCCTTCGCTCAAAACGAAGATTCTTGACTTAGAGGTCTTGTGAGTTATCTCTTCCTTATGAAGACTGGCTCTGCCGAGCGTGGCGTTGGCTATGGCCAGGATAATGGCAATGGATACTCTTCCGATGACGCTTGTTGCTTCCCAGGCTCAGCGTCTGGAGGCGGAGCCGGTTTCCACATTGGCGGCGCCGGCTTCCTGTGTTACGCGGACGCCGACGGAATAAGCATAGCCGTCAAATAGCAACGCAAATAGCTGACATTGTGTCAGCATTGAGCAGTGCTACGAAACATCGGAGACTGCGAGACCTTTCACCACACCTGCTTCAGGCCTAGGGATAATCCATACCCTTGGCAACTCGAAGCGCTCAAAGGCCTAGAAGGCGTCATTTGCGCCGCTTACGACAAGCGCCTCCCCGTGAAGGCCGGCATCGAGCTAGTGCTCATCGCAGCGCGACAAGCAGGGAAGAACGAAGTCAACGCCAGGCTCGAAGCGCGGATGCTTTCGCTTTTCTCGAAACACCAAAGGCTGACCGAGATTGTCAAGTGTGCTCCTACGCGTCACCCTCAGCTTCTCATCTCAAAGAACCGTCTCAAAGAGGTTTGTGCTTCAGCGTTCTTCCGAGACATCGTCAAGCCTGAGTGGTCCGAATGGTATATTTGTAAGGCTGGCAACGCGAAGCTAATGCTTCTCAGCGCCGATGAAGGCGCTAACAGCGTTGGCCACACAGCGAGCTTATACTGCTCCGCTGACGAATCGCAAGACATCAGCCCTGAGAAGTATGAGAAAGACTTCCGGCCGATGACCACTAGCACCGGCGCGCCGCACCTGTTCAGTGGAACTGAATGGAGCGAAGACAGCCTGCTGCATCAAGCGAGGCTTCGCGCGGAGGAGCAGCAACGCAAGCTCGGGATTCGACTCGTTTACGTTTACCCTTGGTGGCGCGTCGCTGAGTATAACGAGGCTTACGGCGCCCAAGTCCAAGCGCTCATCGAGCGCATGACCGATAAGCATCCCCTTATTCTCTCGCAATACTGTTGCCAAATCATTTCGCAGAGCGGCAATATGTTTGATGCTGCTGACATTGGCAACGCGCTTGGTATGTATTCGCGACGCGAGGGCGCTGAGTTTGGACGTGTCTACGTTGCTGGCGTTGACTTTTGCGCTGCTCGTGACCAGGACGAGCACGAAATTAGCAAGAGCGAACTAGCGAGGAAGAAGCGTGACTCCACCGTCGCCACTGTCGCTGAGTGCACATTCCAACACAATCCTTATGACAACTCCAAGATGCCTGTCATGCGAATCGTTGACCATCTTTGCATGGCCGGCCAAGACCCCATGGTGACCATCAATAGGCTCGACGACTTCCTGTTTAAGAAATGGAATTGCGCGAGCGTTGTTCTCGACGCGAATGGCGTTGGCGATGGCCCTTCCGAGATGATACGCCTGCGTCATCCGCGTCAATGCAAAAGCTTCATCACCGGCTATGCTTCAAAGAGCAACATGGGTCACGAGTTGATCGGTATGCTCAAGTCTGGCCGAATGCAAATGTATCGCGACGACGGTAGCGAGGACTTTAGGCAGTGGATGCTCCAGTTCAAGGAGTGTAGGCGCTTTGAGACTCGCGGCGACGGAATGATGAAGTGGGGCGCTCCGACAACGAAGCTCCACGGAGAAGACGTTCACGACGACTATGTTTTGTCTGCTGGATACTGCTACCAGGCCGCTGAGAGATTCCTATCAATGAATCATGACCCGAACTCTATAAAGGCCGAAGGGCTCTATAACGATGAACAATTTCGCTAAAGCCCGCGTTCCTAGCAAGGAGCGCGAAGAGAAAATCATCAACAAGTTCACCGAGCACCTTCGGCAGAGCGACCTTGCACGCCAGTCTGTAGTAGATATGGCGTTGCGAGCGCATCGCCAATACTGCTGCATCGACGACCGCCCCAACAAAACTGGCGGCGAGAAGAAGAAGAGCGCTTACCTCATCAACGTCTTCGACCCGCATTTTTTCGCCACGACTACGAGCAGCGTCGCAGCGATGACAAGCGCAGTGCTCGGCAGCGAGAGATTCGTTGGTACAGCGCCGCGAGGCGCAACGCCAAGCTACATCTCCGACTACTTCGAAGCCGCCATCGACTACCACTGGAAAGAGAATCCTCAAGCTCGTACGAGCATCGTTCACACCATCCTGAGCAGCGTCATCTATGGAACAGCCTTTGGCGTTTGTTTTTGGAACACGGAGCATCGCAAAGTCCCTAGTATCATCAAGAAGTCCGAGACCATCTCGATGCCATTCATCGACGTGAACGGGCAAATGCGACGCCAAGACATCGTGAACGAAACCCAAGAGTATGGCGTTGAGTTGAAGAAGGTCAAAGACTCTCCCTGGTATCGCCACCTAGACTTCTTCTCTTGCTTTCCTGATTGCGACGTGGAAACGGTTCGAGAGGGACGCTTTTTCATCTATCGGGAACGCCGGCCGCTGAGCTATATCAAGGCAAAGGGCGCTGGTCGTCAATGGTCTCGCCGCGCAGTGCGCGAGATTATCGCTGACCCCGGCCGCTACGAGCAAAGCATGATCATCGGAAATTACGATGTCATGGGCAATCGCATTGGCTATGGCGACGAGATTCGCGATGAGCAAGACCCGCTGCTCGACGTTTTCGAATATTACGTCCCAGACGGCCGTTACACCATAGTGGGTGGTCGGAAGATTGTTGCCTACACCGAGGGGCACATCGGCGGCTACTATCCCATTGTCCATATCAAGAACCATCCAGTGCCAGGCGAGTTCTGGGGCATGAGTTCTTATCAAATCGTTGAGAGCGGCTTGGTGGCGTTGCAGAATATGCACAGCGCGCAGGTAACTGAATCGGTTCTCAACGCCTTCCCGCCGCTGGTCGTTTCTGACCCGAGCGTGAACCTCACTGAATTCACCTACCGCCCAGGCGCCATCATCCGCACCAACAGCATGGACTCCAACGCTGTGCGCCAGCTCAACATGAACCCGACCGGCATACAGGTTTCTCAGGCCCTCAGCGCCGATTTGCGCTCTCGCATTGATGTAGCGCTGGGAAGTAGCGACGTTTCACGGGGAACGCTTCCTACGCGCAACCAGAGCGCTACAGCGGTCATGCAAAGCTCGCAGAACAACCAGCTTCGCCAAGGCCCTCTCGTCGTCTCTCTCGAAGACGACCTTGTTCGCCAAATCGGCGAAAACTTCCGAGACCTCATCCTCTGCTGTCAGAGCGACGACTTGACGTTGCGGATTAAGGGCGGTAGCGAGGTCATCACGATGAAGGCAGAGCTTCTCAGCAGTGACATTGACCTGGCCATCGTTCCCGTTACGGGAGCGCAGCGCGCGAACGAGGTAGCCGTCAAGCGACTCATTGACGTTGCGACGCTGGCTGCGAACTACGCAGTGCCAGTGGATGTCAAGGAGATTATCAAGATCGTTCTCGACGCTACTGTCCCGCAATACTCGGCTCGCGTTATTCTGGACGAAGAGAAAGCGTTGCAACAAGCGATGCAGCAGCGCTTACTCAACGAGACTTCAGGGCGCCTGGCGCCGCAAGACAACATGGCCGAAGGCGCTCCGCCGGCCACTGGCGAGACCGGCGACGACAGCGCTGTCACCGAGATGAGCCGTGAAATGGGTCAGGATATGGCCTAGTGCAAATCAACGAAGTCTTTCAATGTCGTAGCGAAGAGGAGGGAAAGCTTCGCTACGACCTTCTACAGGTTTACGCAAACAATCAGTGGATGGCAGAGCTATTTGCTATTGAATGTGAACACGCTGCAATCGCTGCCTCTAAGGTTCCTATTGGCGACCAAATGGGCTATGCTTACCAGCGAGGCGTGAGCGACGCTTTTCGTCGCATTGTCGATGCAATTCAATGCGCGAGTTCTCAGCTACAGTCAATCCATCAAGCTTTGGATGGTGAATGATGGAAGACGCAGCAACAATTTTGAATGAAGTCTTCGGCGATAACGGCGAGAACTTCGGGATGGTGTTCGATGAATCAGCCCCGGCCGAACAAGGTGGAAGCGAAACCGTTGGAGATAGTGACGGAGATTCCGCCGGAGATAATGGCGGCGATAACAGCGACGCAGGCGAACAAGAGAAGTCTGAGGATTCGCAAGGAGACGCTGCGCCTGACTTATCGAACGACGCTCTCGGAGAGGCTATCCGTAAGCTCCATGCGTTAGAGAACGAACTCAAGGACACGAAGGCTAAGGCTAGCCAGTATGAACTGGAAGCTTCTCGCCCTCGCTTCGTTCCTTTCGACAAGTTGCCCGAAGACGCGCAAGAAGCCATTGCTGCAGAAGCCGAGCGATTCGGAATCACTCCAGAACAGCTCACTTATGATATCTTCAGAAAAGTTGAAGCTGACCACTTCAGCGGCCGCAACCAAGCCCAGCGGGTGCCAGAGCAGTCCTCCGCCGTAGAGACGGCAAACGCAGAGATTGAGGATGTTTTCGCTTCTCACCCCTTGCGCTCGCGGTTTGAGCATAGCGAAGTCGCAGCGAAGCTTCTCGAGATGGGCTGGGACAACAACGCCAAACTCGCTGCGACCGATGTCAACACATACCGGCGCAATGCTGTTAAACTAATCAACGAAGCGTTCCACCAACTTGAGGCCGCCAGCGCGAACAAGCAGCGCGCTCTCAATGCGAAGCAGGCTGCCAAGCAGTCCACGCAAAGCGAAGCAGCGCGAAGCAGCGCTCCCTCAACGCCACGCTCCCCAAGCCCCGCCAACTTCGCCGACGAAGTTTACAATGCGATGCTCTCTAATTCGATGAGCGTCAGCGAGCAACTCCGCCGCACTACGAAGAAGTAAGCCAAAGTTGTAGCTAGCGCAAAGCTAGCGCATCTCCCTCACACACCAACACACAAGGAGACCACCTCACTATGCCTCCAGCAATCCTTGGAGTGCACAGCACTGGCAATGGTCCTTCGCTAAGCAACAAGATCGACATGAGCAAGCTCTACTTGTTAGAGCCCGAAGCCTCGCCGTTGGTCACGTTGACTCAGCGACTGAACAAAGTCAGAACTGTCACCAATCCTCAATACCATACCCAGGCCTTGCGTCCGCTGGCCCAGGAAACCACTTCGCAAGCTTATTTGGTTGGCGCAACGACCATCGTTGTGACCGACTCGACCATTTTCAACGTGGGCGACACTCTTCAGAACCAGCGCACGTTTGAGAACATGCTCATCACCGCCATCAACTACGGAACCCACACCCTCACCGTTACTCGCGCTGCCGGCACCACTGCCGCCGCCGCTGGCAACTTGAACGACATCCTGGTTCGTATTGGTCAGGCGTCGGCTGAGGGTGCTGGTATGCCGGAGTCCAATCTGGCGAGCGAAGAGCACATCTTCAACTACACCCAGATCTTCCGTGAGAGCTTCAAGATCAATGGAACTTTCATGGCCACCGACACCTACACCGGCGACAAGCTCAAGTTGAAAGCCGCGCAGGTAGCTCGCAAAATCAAGGGCGACATGGAAATGGCGTTCTTGTATGGCGAGCGTTGGATTACCGGCGCGACTACTTCGGCACCGCGACGCAAGACCGCTGGTCTTCGCGCTCACATTGTCACCAACAGTTACAACCCCGCCGGCACGATGACTGAGGCTCAGTTCCTCCAGAACTTCATTGCCCCGGTGTTCCGCGTTGGCAACAACCCTGAGCGCGTTCTGTTGTGCGGCGAAACCATCCTGCGCTGCTTGCATAACTATGCAACTAGCAAGATGAACATCTTCCAGGAAGATAACACCTTGGGCTTCAAGTGCATGCGCTACATCAGCCCTTACGGTGACCTGCTGGTTGTTCGTCATCCGTTGATGCGCAACGCTCGCAATAGCCAGACCGCGTTTGCCATTGACCCCAACAACATCAGCCGCGTTGTCCTGAAGGGACGCGACTTGGGCATGCAACCCGACCGCCAGGCGAACGACATCGACGGCTACCAAGCCGAGATGCTCGCTGAGTGCGGCTTGGAAGTCGCCCTTGAGGAAACTCACGGCATTCTCGACGGTGTGACCGGCCCAGCCTAGTCAAACCAAACCGAAGCCCAGCTTCTAAAATAGATTCAGCTTCACCGCTGAATCTATTTTTTTGGAGTTCAACCTATGAGTAAAGAAGAGAAGCCGAAGAGCGAAGAGAAGGCAAAGGCCTCTCGGGTATACTCAGACGTTCTAGACGTTATCAAGAACCCGCACCACGCTGCCGCGTTGAAGTTGCTGACAGAGAACCCGCCTCAACCGGGAGAAAATGTCTACCTCTCACCGCGCGTCTCTATCGTTGGCGATGGCCTTCGCTTTGAGCCTATCCTCATTGTTGACCAAGGCTTAGGGCGTAACATCGGCGGCATCTTCCGCACCTCTGACGCCAACGAAATCGCGTTGCTCGAGCGTCTCTGCGCGGAGTATTCTGGCAACTACCTGAAAGTGGCCGGCGAATAAGCGATGCGACCGAACGACGCTAGAGCGATGGTTCGCGACTTGCTTGGCCTTGATCAGGGCTACGCTCGATTGACGGATTCGGATATCGACAACTACTTAGACGAGGCGTTTGTCCTTATGTCTACAGAGCTTGTCCTGCCTCGCCTTAGCGTCGAATTCGCCCTGCCTGTCACCGCTGGCCAGTCGATGCTTGAGCTTGACTCTAGTGTCTTGCGAATTCTCGACGTTACTATCAACGACAACTCGCTTGACGCTACGAGCTTGCAACGGACCGTCGTTGAGTCGCCTTACTGGCGCACTGAGAACGGTGAACCTCGCCAGTATTGGGAGACCCCCGCGAGTGCGTCGGGAAGGATGCAGATTCGCATTCACCCGCCTGCGCAGAGCAGCGGAACGGTCTACGTCAACGCCGTTGTAACGCCGCAGCGAGTCGCTGCTTACGATGACATGGAAATTTACCATTGGCCACCGCTGGCGCGCTACGCCGCTTGCTATTACGCTGCTTGGCGCAGCGCTGGCAGGGCGAGCGAGATCGTTCCGGCCGACGCGCGTCAATCTTGGTTTGAGACATATCAGCGTTATACCAATATCCTCGACAGTAGCGCCGCTGTAAAGAGCGCTCAGAAGGTCGAAATCGAACGAGCGAAAGAGCCAGTCTAATGACCGTCAAAGAATTCATCGAAGACTCCCACGACACCATCGGCGCGCTTGGCGCTGTCAAGCAGTTAAGCTATGAGCAAATCCTGCGCGAATACTACAAAGTTGCGGTGAGCGTTGCTGAAGAGTTGGACTTGCCAAGCTTGAGGACGACCACCAAGTTGTCCCTCATCGCTGGCGAGCAGAACTACTTGCTGCCGGTCAACATGCTCCAACTCATCAAGGTCATTGACTGCTCAACGCTACTAGCGCCGCGAACGCTGACGATGGAGCCCGGCGAGGATGCTCGGTTCAGGCGCGCTGGCGATGAGCCTTGCTACACCGTTGAGGGCGTTGCTGTATCAGGGAGTGACATCGGCCGACAAAGCTTAGTCTACTTCCCGGCGCCGACCGAAGACGCTACTGACGCGCTGCTCGTTATTTACAAGCGACGCCCGCTGCGCTTGACGGAGTATGCCAGCCAGAGCGATGAGATTCGCGAGTTCCCCGACTCTATAGTTCACGCAATGTCAGCAGAGCTTGCGTTTCGCTGGCTCATTCGTCCTGGCGTTGGAACTCCTGGCAAGGATTATTCTGGCCTTCATACTCACTTCATGGTGGAGCTGGAGCGCGCCAAGCGGGTTCACAATGAGCAGTTTCAGCGCCCAATGCATATCGACCGCGAAGCGGGCTGGTGGTAAGCGATGATAGCGAACGGCCTCATAACGACGAGAATCGGGAGCGCTGGCTTTGCGATTCACCCGGACTCTCGAGAGGTTGCTTCGTGGATTCAGAACTTGACGCGGCGACAGGATGGCTCTTGGGTGCCGCGATTTGGGATGCGTCTTATTCGCGCGTTCCCGCAGCGTATAGCGATGCTCCACGCGACGCATCAGGGGACGACGAATAAACACGTCATTTACGTTCTGGCGCAGAACTCGTTTCTCTATAGCGGTGCCATCACTGAGATAGGCACCGCTGCTGGAGTCAATATGACGGCCTCTATCCCGTTAGCCAACTGGAACAGTGAAACAAAGAACGCTGCTAGCGCCATCGGCACCAGCGATAATCCAACTGCGACCGAAAGCCGGCTCATGTTTTCCATCCCTGGCTTTGGCGTCGCTCCTCAGCAAGTCTATGACCAGACGGGCGGCAAGGTCCAATTCGTTGGCGCTACCGATGTGAAAGGCATCCCTTGGAGCCATGGCAACAACCCCGCAGTTCTTCAGAAACGCACCGTAGTTTGGTCCGACTTCGCCGACGCTTACACCTGGCCGGTCGCCAACTTCACGCACTTGCCTCCAGAGATTGGCGAGGGCATCGCAGCGGCCTATTGGCAGGAAGAAGTCAGCTACATCTTTGGCACTCTCGGCGTCGCCTCTGTGCAGGGAACGCCGCTTGTGGATGCGCGTTGGACCGTGCTTACAGCGCCGCCTGCCGCTGGGCCCGTTGCTACTTGCGTTGCTCGCTGTCGCGACCGCATCGCTTACATGGCGCCAGGCCCAGCCATTTATTTACTAGGCGGAGGACTGCAGCGCATTGACGGCCCAATTCAGCCCATCCTCAGCAGCTATGGCGATGCGACTCAGTTCACGATGAGCTACGACCCATTGATTGACTGTCTCTGCTTGTCGCCCATTGTAGACCAAGCGCTTTACGCCGGCCGTGAAAACGATACTTTCCTGTTCAACGTCAGCGAAGGGCGTTGGGTTGGAAGCTATCGCAACGCGAATGGCCTCAAAGGGATTCAGCGCACCTTCAACGCTGGCCCGCAAACCGACTCATTGACGGTGCCGCGCAACCGACCACCCTTCGGGCTCCAACTCGTGGCTTGCGAAGACTTGCTTTGCCGTTACGATGACACCCTCTTTGCTGACCACGACGCGAGCGCCAACGCTGTCGCCTTCGAGTGCGCCATTGAGACCTCGCCAGAAGGCGCTGACCCAGAAACGGCGCACTTAGACAAGAAGCTCATGGATGTCTACGTAGACGGCACAGGGCGCTGGGATTGCATTGCGAAGGTCAGGAACGGAAGCGGGGAAACCTATACTGAGATTCTCGTTGGCAGTGTCGATGCCCCGGGTTGGATTCACGCGTCGCGAGACCTTCGCTCTTATCGAGAACGCATTGTAAGATTAGAGGCAAGCTCTGCTTCGAACTTGAGAATCCGAGGCGTTGGCATCAGAGAGCGGGCCGTTGGTGGGTAACCTCTTTGGCCCTCCGTCGTTTGGGTCACGCGAGCGCGACGATTACATCTCGATTTTGCGCCAACGCATGAACAACCCTTTCGCTCCCACTGCGAAAGTCGTCGGCGGAGTCGCTGGCGTTGCCTACGAATGGACAGTGCCTAGCGGCGCGATAGGCCCGCTTGCAGCGCAGAGCTTGCTTGGCGCGAGCGTTGCTGGGCCAGCGCAAAACATTGCTCTTGGTGGTGGCCTGAATATCGCTAGCGGCGAACTGCGCATCGGTCCTGGCCCTGCAGTCGCGACGCTCAATCTTGGGCAAACATTGAACCTCGGCGTTCTCGACGAGTTGATCGTTGCGAGCGACAACGCTGGAAGATGGATTCTCTGCATCGCGACGAGTGGCAGCGTCAATAGTTTGGGCAATTGGCAGTTCTCCAACATCGACCCAGCGCCGGCCGGAGAGAACGCTCTCTACTGGAACGGAGCTCAGCACGTTCTCAAGAGCGGTGGCGCTTCTCGCGTCTTCTACTTCCCCTTGCGGGTCAGGAAATCATAGCGGTGGTAAGATAATGTTGCCGTGCGACTTCTCTTTGTTCTTCTTCTTTTTGCTGGCTCGCTGCCTGCTGCTGCTCAAGAGTCTCTTCCTATAGAGAAGCTTGGCGACGCTGGCGGCGCCACGCTGGCGATGTTGCTCTCGATGTATTGGCTTCGCGAATCATCGCAGCGTCGCGTAGACGACGCCAAAGCCTTCGCTGCTAGCGTCGAACAGGTTTATAAGCTTCGTGTCAACGACATGGAAAAGTTCATCGACTTCGCCAAGGAGGCCCTAAACAATGGCGTTCGGAATCACCCCTAATCTGTTTGGAACCGGCCCCGGCGTTCCACTTGGGACCCCAATGCCCGGAAACAGCAACGCCGGCAGCGGCTTTCAAAACATCTCCACTTACAACGCTTCTAGCTACGGCGGTGGCGGTGGGTTAAGCGGCGGCTCTAGCTTCGCTGGCGGCAGCAACAGTTTCCCTGGCGGCGGCGGTGGCGTGTCGGTTCAATCGTTGCTGAGCCAAGCGGATTCCGTTGGCGGTATTCCTCAAGACCCTCGCGTTAGCGGCCTCATCGACCGGCTCAGCGCGCTTGGCAATCGCAGCGACGACGATATCGCTTCCCGCGTTGACGCCCTTATGGCGCCGCAGCAGGCGATTATAGACCGTGACATCAATCGCCAAGTTACGCGAAGCTTAGCGGCGAATGGGCTTCTCCCCACCGGCGGCAGCGCAGCGCAGTTCCGAAGCGAAATCTCTGCGCCTATTTATGAGCGTCTCGCGAACGCCCGCGCTCAAGCAGCGCGAGGATATGAACAGGAGCGCCTGAGCGTCAATCAAGGGCTGCTCGGGACGTTGAATGACATGCAACAGAACGCCGAGGTTGCTCGCAATCAGAGAGCGCAACTCGGCCTTGGCGTTCAGGACCTTGGGATGAAGACTCAGGACCTCGCGTTTCGCAGAGAAGAAGCAGCGCGACAAGCGCAGCAGCAACAGTTTGAGCAGCAGTTCCGCATCGAAGACGCCCGACGCCAAGCCGAGTTCCAAGCGCAGGAAGCGCAGCGCCGCGCCCAAGAGAGCGCCGGCAACAATGCGCTGCTCATGGCTCAACTCGAGCAAATGCGCCGCAGTATGCTGCAAGGCCAAACTGCCCCGACCAGCGTCACTGGTTCGCCAGCGCAAGGCACGGCTTATGGACAAATCGGCGGACTGCAGACCTCTGGCCCAACCAGTTCTTCTCAGATGCGCAATGTTCAGCAGGAGGCTGCTCGCCTCGCCGGCCTCGCTGCTGTGCAACGTCAGACCGAACTCGGGCGGACTCAGCTCAGCGCGACCAACTTCAATCCCTCTGACCCGTTCGGCATCACCGCTTCGCTAGGAGCAACGAGCAGCGTTATTTTGGCAGGAGACTACTAATGGACGGCATGACCCCCTTCACTGGAAGCTTCGACGACCTACAGCGCGAGAAGCGTATGGCGAACTATCAGCGCAGTTTTATGCTGCCTGACGCACGTCAGCGCGTTCTTGTTCAAGATGCCATGCTGGCCAATCCCTATAACTACGACGCTGCGATGGACATGGAGCGTTTCAACGCTGACGCATCGAGCATCTATGGCAACACGCGTCGCGCTCAGGACTTGGCGATGAAGCGCTTTGTTCAGGAAGCAGAGAACGAGCGTAAGAAACGCGAACTTGCTGCGACCAACGCTGTCGCGCCAAAGCCGAGCGCGATGGTCGCAGCGCAAGGCAATATCAATGGCCAAGACGTAATGGTTCCCACCGCCGGCAACTACTTGAACGGCGCCTATCAAAACCAAATGCAGACGCTTGGCCTAGGCGAGAGCCCTACTGTCGAGGCTTACCGCAACGCTATGGCTAACTATCAAAGCCCTGAGCAACGTCAAGCCATTCGTCTCCAAGAATTAGAAAACCAAGGCTTTCTCAACAAGGCGCTTATGGATGGATACTGGAAGACCCAGACGGCCGGAGTCAAGGGCAACGCGCCTGCCAAGTCACTTGCCGGCTCCGACAAAAATCAATCTTCATTGAATCAACTTGGGAGTAATTACAGCAAGTATCAACAAAGCTTACTAAGCATGGCCCCCAAGCCGAGCGACGGCATTCCCGTTGAGCCTGGCGATGAGGCTTACAACGCTTACGTCGCAGCGCTCCAAGCAGCGGGTATCCCCTTTGGGACTGACGCCACTGGTCGCGTAGCAGCGCTTCCTCAAGCGCAATGGATGGCTCAGGACCCCTACGCCAAGGGCCTTATCAATCAAATGACCAGAACTCCTGAAGGGTCTCGCGCTTACTCTGAATACGCCAACGCCGTCTTCGCGCCCCCGAGCGTTGGCGCGAGCGGTAAGAAAGCAGCGAGCGGGACGAGGAAGGGCAGCGCTCCAGCAGCGCAACCCAAAGCCGCTGACGTTGACATCAGCCAGATTCCCCGCGAAGCGCTTGACGCGAGCGTAGGCAAAGCGTTGGCCGATGGCCACAACGCCGAGCAAATCATTCGCGAAACGCCTGAGCAGTTCCGTTCTATCATTGTGCAGAGCATCGCTCGATTCAGGCATGCCAACGCCAAGCAAGGCGTGGGCAATGGAAGGGTTCGCTACTAGTGAGTATCTTTGACGACATCGTTAGCAACGCGCGTCGCAGCGCTAAAGCGCCGAAAGCCAATGAGCCTGTAGATGAGACTGGCTACAAGGCGCCTAGGGGCTACAGTTCTGAGGCGATTCGACGCCGATCCAAGGAAATCAATCAAGGCCAAGGCGGCGCTTTTGACGCTGTCCTGAGCAATGTTCAGAGCGCCTTTCGTGGCGCTGGCACGTTGGCCAATCAGAGCGCGAACTATGTCGTCGGCGAAGACCGGATTCAAGATACTCTCAAGGCGGCCAAGTCCGCCAGCGAACTATACCGTAAGAGCCCGATCTTGCAAGGATTGACTTCAGTAATGCCAGGCGTTGGAACGCTTTTCCGTGCACCAACGTCTGAGCAGGACAACCTCAGCGCTATAGCTCCGAAGGTCACCCAGGCCGGCGGCGCCGCTATGAACAAGCTGAGCGAGCTTTACAATCGCGCTGTTTGGGGAGTTGATCCGAATCAGGGCGAGAAGGTCAAAGGCAAGAAGTTCAAAGAGAAAGAAGCTGAGCTAGTTGACTTTGAAGAGGCAGCGCAAAACATCGCAGCAGCACAGCGAGGCGAAGACAGAAACGTCATCGAGCGAATCGGAGATGCTGCAGAAAGAGCCGGCATTCCTGGCGCTGGTGGTATTGCGGCTTTGTTTGATCGACGCGTTCCAGACGTTGCTGACGCCGCCACAAAGGCCGGCTACTCTCCGCAAGCGGCTGCGCTTACCTCGATATTTGCGAACCCGCTAGAGCTAATCGGCGCGCCAGCGAAGGGCAGCGTTGTCAAAAACGTATTCACCGGCAAAGCTACTCCTGTAGGGGCAAGGCGACTCGCATTCAACCGCGCCGCGAAAGTCGTTGTCGACCCAGTTCAATCTTTCATGGACATCTTTGCTGACGCCAGCGTTCCTCTCAAGCAGGCAGCGAAGAACCCGAGCGGCGACATCGCGAAGCGTATCAGCGACCAGTTAGGTATTTCTCCCGATGAGCTTCAGCGACGCATTAAGGCGCAGGAAGCGCCACCGCTGGCGAAAGTAGAATCAACGCCAGAGTATGGCTTTGACAAGGCCAACCTTGACTTGCAAGAGCAATTCACAGCGCCAGCAGCGACAGCGCCTCGCCAATTTGACGCGATGAGCGCTCCCAATCTCAAAGACCCTGTGCCCGTGCCAGAGCCTGTGCCAGCGCCTAGCTTTGACTCTATCCCTGTCTCGGCAATGGACGACCTCGGACTGCCCCGGGCGGCTGGCGTTGACCCTATCCTCGCGCCTGACGTTGCGGGTATCCCTGAAAGCGCAATGCCTGCGAGCGTTGCGCCTAGCGCTGCGAGAGCGGCGAAGCCTGTTGACCCTGCCGAAGCGCTGCTGAAGATGCCAACGGAAGCGCCGCCGCGACCGCTTTA